ATTTTTTGTTTAGTTGCATTAGACATCCTAGAGGGCTTTCCTATGTTATCAGAATAATAATATTTCCATTGAAATCCTCCAGCGGTTTTCCTTTTCCCATCTACACATTGTTTAATTGAACTTGAACAGCTATATGACATATCTTCTGCAGCATCTGTAATACATCTATATTTGCGAATAAAATTTCCATTTAAATCATATTGATAAATTGGTTTTCCAGCATTTCGTCTAGCGTTAGACATGTATTTTTTATTATCATCATCTTTCCAGAACTCTTTCATGCTTTCCGATATTGAGGAAGATACAGCTGTTTTAATCCATCCATACATTTTATTATTTAGTCTTGTTCCGTCAGAACTATAACACATCATACGAATAGCTAAAGCCAATTTAGGAAGTCTATAAATTTTAAATAATAATAAATGCGCGGTAAAATGTTCTTCTGGTGTCAAAAGAACTAAATTAGTTTTATCATCTGTACCACCCATACATCTAGGAATTATATGATGAGTTTCAGTATAGTATGTCAAAAGACTTTTATCATTGCCTCTGTTTAGTCCTTTTTCAATCAGTAAATTATATATGTTTAAATAATTCATTTTAATTATTTTACCAAAAATTTATAAAGCAATATAGGAGCCGAAGCTCCTATCCGCATAATACGCCATACAAAGGCTCATTAGAGCTTCTAAATTTTCTACGCTTATATGTTATAGTTCCTTCTGCTTTAGCTTTATCATGAGACTCTTTAAAGCGTCTCATCATTTCTACTTTAGAGGAACGAATTTTATTATAATCTATTTCAGAAGTCTGGGTGTTCATCTTTCACAGTTGCCACCATTTTTTGACTTGGTAAGAATCAACCCACACTTTCATATTAGGGTCTGCTCTTACAATGGGAGGATTAACTTCTTTAATTGAACTATCGTGGTATTCTTTTTCAGAAATTTTCACACAAAGATGACCATTCAAAGATTCAGTAAATCCTGCATTAATTTTAAGACGCTTGAATTTTACGTGTGTAAGCATCAATCATATCCTCAATCTGCGATCTAGTAGTCTTCCAAAGAATACTGATGAGTTCATCGTTATATGGCTGTTTTAGAATATCCCGACTTTTCTTGATAGCATATTCGTATTGAGCAAAATTATTATTTTCAGCTGCGATCTGAGCGTGCTTATAAAGACGATTCAGTTCGCGTTTGTTTTTAGACAATAACTTATTTGCTTTTCTTTCTGCTTCAAGACGGTTCTTTTCTTCAATAGAAGAAATAAGCTTTTCCACTTCATCATTAATTTCGGGTTTATCAGTCATATTATTTCTCTAATATAAAATAAAAATCATCATCTGTTAAATGATACCGATAGTTTAATTCTACACCATTAGATTTAAAAGCGGTATCATACGGATTTTCTGGATCAATATCAATGTCAAGAGCTAAAACTTCCCTGAGATACATTTTAAGTAAATAGGGAATAGCTTCAACTTCAGGTATTTCTTCCAAGAATCCGGAGAGGTTAATCGTTAGCCTCATATAAAAAATCCAAACTAGGAGAATCGTCTACAACACTTTTCTTTTCAGCCCCCGGTGTTCTATAGGTTGATTCTTCGTAATGCGTCATTTTATCGTAGATGTCTTGAATAAAAGTTTCATCTACTAACGCAACCATATCGTCGTCACGGCTGTCATAGACATTGTGAACGAAGTAACTATATTTCTTTGCAACTTCCTTACGTTCTTTTTTAATACGTTGGACGAATGCATTAAAACAAGCTTGAGTTATATATGCATGTGGGTTTTTATATTTCGTTTCATCAAAATTATGAAGCCCCTTAATAGAAGCTTCTATACCATCTGCAATCATTTCTTGTTTCCAAGACTGGGTGTATCCTGAAAAGTTGAAACGTTTAGATAAGCCTTCTGCAATAAGCATAATGGCTAATCCGATAGTATCATTCTGACGAACTACTTTATTTGGGTCTTTATTATTTGCTAATTCTGTTTTCCAATCAATAATAGCTTGTAAAAGCTCTTTATTGTTTACGTAATTATATTTAGGCTTAGTTTCTGACATTTTCACCTCTTAGCTCAATTCATAGATCTATTATATCATAATATTTGAAGATCTATCTTAAAGCATAGAGGATGAATCAATTTCAAGAATTCATCAGCTTAGCCGCTCCAAGAGCTGCATCTAGTGAATCAAATTGGTCAACATATTCAATCAATTCGCCATAATTAGCATATAACCACCATTGGCTAAATTCATACTCAAGGATGAATCCGTTTCCTTCAATTTGAGTTAAACCAATGCCATTTGTATTTACTTCATATCCAGCAAGACGTAAATCATTAATAAGAGCTTCGTTCATAATTATACCTTAGTAATTTTCAGGTCTGCAAATTTTTTCTTGCGTTGATTTTTCATGCGACGAATAGTTTTATCGGAAATTTCATGCTTTTGATAAGCTTTAGATTCTACACCAAAAGCTTTAACATCAAATTCTGACAAGATATATTGAACCAACAATTCACGGACAGTATTGCGTCCAATCTTCTGATCATTCTGTTTCATCGTCTGATGAAGCTCTTTTTCCCATTTATCCAAAATTTGAGGAGTTACAATATCGCCTTTTTCTAGCAAAGAAACTACTTTATCATATGCGTAAGAATTAATGACGTTTTTAATTTGAATAGTCATACATTATCCTCAATTACGTTAAAATTTTATTATCCAAAAAGGGCCGAAGCCCTTAGCTAAACTTTTTGGCACCCTTCCAGCCTTCATACATCATTGCGACTGACAATGACAAAGCTCCTTCACATGCTGCATACTTATTATTCCAGAACCAATTTAGAAAAACTTCATCCTCAATACCATTGTGTTTCATGTTCTGGAAAAATTTGGCGCGTTCTTCACGAAGCTTTTGCGATAACATAGATTCAGGATTCATTTAAATTTTCCAGTTACCGTTTTCATCAATAAATTTAATCCAGTCATTTACTGACCACTTGGTCGTATCGCCTTTTGGAGCAACATTTAAAGTGTATAACCCCTGCTTAAAAAGCATTCGTTTGATATTCATATTTTCCTCAGCTGTAACGATAACACTCGTTTGATTTACGTTTAGCAACTCGTTGAGAAGTATTATAATCAAAATCATCGTCAATGTAAACTGATTTTTTCAACTTTCTTACTTCACCACGCAGTTGACGATTCAATTCATTCTTAACCTCTGAATCAACACCTCGCATACGTCGCCATTTATCTGAACGAAAAATGTTTTCAACCATATCTTTATGACTTACACCGTCTGGAGCTTTACGCTTTCCGAAATAGTCATAATCACGTACTTTTAAATCTTTACGACGATACGTTTTACCCATGGAGTTTAATTTCCTTAGCAACTGAACTAAATACAGCACGATCACAAATCATACGTTTGTTCCATTTAATCACAGTATAATGAACATCTAAATCATCGACTGCTGTAACAATAACGATATGTCCGTTAACACGATAGTACTGGTCAATTTTAATCTCTTTATCAACCATATCAATTCCTCAAAGGTAATTCATATGTTAATAATACCACAGTTTGAGCTCGTTGTAAACAACTTTGTGAAAATTATTTTAGGGAATGATAAGAAGGGAACGATAGCTTAGAATGGTAATATACAGAATGTGAGAAAGAAAGGCCCAGAGGGCCCGTCTTAGTCTTCTATGATATCTCTATCATATCCAAGTGAAATGAGAGTTTCTTTGAAGTGTTTAATGTTCTTTTGTCTAGAATCATTAATGAAAATGACTGGATAACGAATGTTAAGAGATGTGAATCCAGCGCGTTTAGCAAGAGATACAATCAGTGGACGATCATACTCAATCTTACCGTTATTTGTAAGAACTTTATAGAAAGTAAAAGGAGCATTGAGCTCCTTTAGAAGTTTTGTAACTGATTGACATCCAGGACAACGACCTACTTCATCTGGAATTCCATAGACTTCAATCTTATTTTGTTTCACAACTATTCCTTACTAAGAGCAGCATTCAGCTTGTTAGTAATTTTATCCAGACGCTCATTGAACTCACTAGAAGATAAGCCCTTTTCTGGAGAAATTAAACTAATCACGAAAAATATAGCAATAAAAGGAATAAGGAAAATAGCTCCAACTGCCATAAACAGAAAGAATGCTACAGTTGTAAGAAAATCAGCTAAACCTTTACGAAATTTATACATATTTACCCTTAATTGATTAACCAAGCATTGATAAGCACTAAACTATATTGCGAATAAAATTCTGGACCAAAATGAAAAATCATATCATTTATAGTGTCCATAATATAATTCAATTTAATCATGTTTCCACACCCCATCGGTATTTGACCAAAGCCGTTGATTATCTGATCCTCGCCACAGCTTTTTAGTCGGAAGATTTTTCTCATACTTCCCATCAATAATAACATCAACATATTTAAGCATTTCTAGTTGTTTAATATCTTCAAACTTATATCCTG